TTCTGTGCCTTCAACTTATCTACGGAGGGGCGGTCGGCAAATGCCACGCAGCGACCATCAGGGAGATTGACCAGCCAATCCTCTTCGCCCTTATAGAGAGCCATGTCGTCACCGACGAAAGCAAAAGGAACATACTGCTTGTCCGCAATGAAGATACTCTTCGGGATGCCTTCAACGTTTGTCGTTCTCAAATCAATGTCGCTATCGAATTTTACCGTCGCCGAAAACTCAGGTGTATGGGCACCTTTCTTGTAAATCTGCTGAAGGAGTTGATTCTTGAAGTTGCCACCCAAAGGAACTGTACCGCGTGCCCTGCCGTTCAAATCATACACAATCATGTAGAGAGGACCGGGCTGAGTCTTGAGGCTGCGGTTTCGATAATTGAGAATCACACTCCGGGCGTCATTGACATTGGTCTTCTGCGGTTTGTCATGAGTGAACTCAATGTGACGTTGAGCCGGTGGTTGCTTCTTGATGACCTTCCCTGCGGCTGTGACCACCTTATCATAGGTTTCATTGATGAACGCCATGGGAAGTTTGAAGGTGCCTTCAAAGCTCTTGACGGTCGGGTCTTTGCTGATTTCAGACATCGACTTGCTAGTGTCGGCCTCACCTGTCATGCCCTTGAAGCACGCCAAAACGGAGGCGTAAACAACCACGATGACTTCCTGCTTGTAGCCAGTGGAAATCATGAAGGCTGACATCTCATCAAGGAGGGTGTGAACCGCTTCAGCAACCAACTCACGCATAGTTGAAGGTTTATCTTCCACTAATGGAAACTTAAGGGAGAAGATTGTAAAATTTGGAATGCCGAGGTCCAAAGAAATCATGACGTACGGACGCGAATCCCTGATTACAGTTATATCCAAGGCTCCGGTTGACGGACTAAGGTATGCTTTCTTGGATGCTATTGCCATCTGCCCTTTATGAACCAGTTTCAACTTCTCTGGTGGAATATCTTCGTAGACCACCCACCACGAATCTCCTTCAAACTCAAGATTTTCAGAAATGTCGGTGGTCTCGTCTGGTTCAATGTCAAAGCCAGACAGGTCGGCTTCCCATACATCGGTGTAACGGTTTACAGGCGTTAGCTTGGTATGAAAATAAATCCCAACCTCTCCAGCACGAGCAAACTCATTGGAAAGACCGTACTTTAGTACGCTTTCCCTATTGCTAACGTCGGTGTCGTGATAGTATCTCATCTACTTAGATTCCTGTAGTACATAGACTGCAATTGACATTGACCACACCGCGACTTACGTGCCAACGGTTGTGTCTACCAAGAGCGGCTGCGTTATGCGTCTTGATGAGATTCTCTGACGTGTGCGACTTTCCATAAAATGGGTTACTTTGTCCAGCCACTCGTGCCGACCGACGTTTCTTTTCTTCAGGCGTGTTGCCTATTCTCTTTTGAGAGATAGACAAATTCTTTCTTTGTTCATCAGGAAACACGTAACCCTTATGAGAATCGGACTGGGCCTTTTTCCATTCATCTGAGTGCTTCAGCCCCGTGTGATACTTAATACACTCCGCCAATAGTCGCTTCTTTTGCTCCTCTGATACTTTATGACCTTGACGACTCTCCGCTGTTGGTAGGATATTATACCCAAATTCTCTTTTCCACGGTTCTAACTGATTCAACCAACGCTGTTCTCTCGGCAATAGCCAAAACTTGTCTTCAATCAACTCCAGAATGAGATACTCGAAGTTGGACTCACCCCACTTTTTCCATGCCGATTGCAAGATGGGATTCGAGTGCTTATCTTTACGCAACCTATGCACATGAGTCGTCAGCCGTCCACGCATGTTCACGGCTGAGCCCACATACAACTTTCCATTTCGGCTATTGAGAATCCCGTAAATTCCAGGAGACCTTGGTGTTTCAAGATAGTTCATTAACCCTCGTACTCATAGCTACTAAAGGTGTCTCCGCCAGAAATTTCCCACACCAAGTCCTGACGAGGTGAGAGGAGACCCATCGGGTGAGTGACATCCCAGTTTGCTACTTCGCCGGTCACGTTGTTGGTTGTATCAACCACCTGAATCCATTTCAATGGGCTGGTCAGGTAATTCGAACCAAGGTCTTGCCAAACCACAGAGCCGTCATAGGTCAGACCGTTCTTGGTTGTGTTGAATCCAGTCTGGGCTGTGGCATTGGATTCTGCCTGTGAGCCGGAGGTGTAGTCGGCGTGTGTGTACGTCATGGTGATGGTAGTGCCGGTGAATCCGGTGACAGGAAGTGTAAGACCATTCAGGAATGTAGCATACGTGAAGCCAAGAAGCGTGAGCAAACTCGGGTTCTGAGTATCCGTTATTTGTAATCCCATCCCAGTCGTCGAAACAACTTTGATGGTTAGACCGTTGTTGTTAATCACAACTTCATCCTGCTGAGTTGTATCAACGGTAGCAATCGGGGCGGTGACGACGGGTGCCGGAGGAGACAGACTCGAAGGTGCTGTCTGAATCTGCAAGTTTCCGTTGTTGTCAATCATGAGTTGTCCTGTGTAAAAGACCGTAGACTTCGCCCACTGCTGGATACCAAGAACATACTGACCGTTGGACGGGTAGTAGGCTTGATACACCGAAGGAGAAGAAAGAAGAGACCAGTAAGTGGCATTGGTCAATGGGTCCTTGGGAGAAGCACTTGTGCTCTTTTTCAAGGCACGGTACAACTGCCAACTATTCGCCAGCGGATACGCACGACCGCGAACAAGGTCGCCCTTGTTGTACGTGGCTGTGCTGCTCCATACCTGCGGAGTAGAGTAGAGCGTAGCCCAGTTTGTCGGGCTCAATGGGGACAAGAGACGACGGCCATACGCAGACAGAGTTGTCGTCGGGTTTGCCGGGTCGAAGATTGGTGCCTGATACAGCATCGGGTCGAATGGGGGTTCTTCCACTTGCTGAATGATGATTCGCAGGATGTCGTCAATCCCCGACCCTGTGCAATTCAAATCCTGATAGTACGCCTGATACGCCGCCTGTTGAACTGTGGTCAAAGCCCCATACGCTGCAATTGTAATCTGCTGCGTGCCGATGTTCACCCACTCTATTGTTGTGGGAGGACTTGACGGTGGACTCGTTACCCCGTCGTATACGAAGTCCTGAACATCAGCACCCCACACGGGTACTGTGACTCCAGAAACCCCACCAACTATAGCAAGTTCAATGTTTCCGTTCGCATCCTGAATTACACTTCCCGTAGCAAACACAGTCTGCGCCGTCCAGCCGGTTACTGTCGGTTGAATGAGAACGTAGGCGATGAGCGAGTAATACGCTTGCTGGCTCTCCGCGAGAGTGCTCAACTGGTATTGAGTCAGATATCGGGGGGTGATGAAGCAGTCGATGTTTTCATCGGCACCGAAAATCGTTGTGAACTCAAGACCAACATGTGCTGGCTTCGCGAGGTCAATCGCACCATACAGTGAATTGGTAATCTGCTGAAGTTCAGTGAGACTTTCAATATCGGTCAGAGGGTCTGTGCCGCCCACATTGACGCTGACCTTAACCGCGTTGCGGTCGCTCTGGTCATAGAATCCTCCAGTGACAATCTGCTTGTAGAGTTCCTCTACAATGATGTTCTTGCCCGTGTAGGCATAGATGACATCTTGAATGGATTTGGGGGTCGCACCTTCCCGATATGCGGACAACAAATCCACGAGCATGTCGCGGTAGCCAATCGGATATGCAAGAGCGGTCGGAGCCGGGCCAGCGTTTGTCCAGACCACATTCCCATCAGTTGTGGTCGCTCCGAGGCTCAAGGCCCACTTGGGTTCTGTAAGCCCGGTGCTTCCCACAGTTGTACAAATCTGGATGTTGCCATCGCTGTCAATAATCGCCGCACGAAGCAGGATGCCCGTGTTCGCTGTCCAGTTGCCAAACACGCCGCCGAAGTCCCCAGCGTCAAACTGTTGCGACTGTTGAAAAGTTCCTGTGATGAACAAGGGGTCAGCGTACTGACGCTTGATGTCTGGAGGGGTGAGAAACGCAGGGTTCTTAGCAACCACATCATAGGAGTACATGTACTCGATGCGTGCCAACTCCATGGCTACAGCACGAAGGAAAGACCCCCACACACTCTGGTCGTTGCGGGTCGTGTAGTAGTTTGCCATCGCATTGATGAGCGATTGAAACCGGGCGTCTTCATACTGAAGTAGGTCTTCACGAGAGCGAAGGTAGTATTGGTCCTCTTGTGTAATCTGAGGCATCTGCACCCAGATAAGAGAAGTAGAAGAGGGAACCTGACCCAGTGAGCCACTGATTTCCGTGCAGATATACATAAGCCGGTTGTAGGTCACGGCGTCAAGGTAGTTGTATTGGGTAGACGCCAACCAACTCCCTCTCGAATTGTAAAGGGGAGACATTAGATGACCTCATCCCACTCGTTGTCAGTGGGCTTTATCTTAATATCGGAGGCCGAAAACCGGACTCCGGGTTTCTTCCACCATCTACCCGCACGCTTATACTCATACCGCGTGTATGGAATATCCACGATGTAAGCTTCATCGGGTGAGAACACTACTGCGTAAGTATGGTCAGCCGTGGCGTGGTTCAAAAATTTTGATGTAAATTTCATTACTGCACCGCCTGTTTCACCGGTCTAGCTTCAACCATACGCAAAATATGTTCCCGAGAGACACCGCGTTTCTTAGCCGCTTCGCTCATCCGCTTACGGGTTTCTTCTGTGCGTGCCTTTCCGGTATTGCCTTGTGACATTTTCAACAGTTCTTCCTGTGTATGTTTCCTGCCCGTGTTCGCTTTCCGCAGGGTTTCCTTGGTATTTTCGGAGTGTTGCCTACCATAAAATGGATTAGCTTCACCTGTAATCACTTCAGACACCGACTTGCTGATTTTCTGTCGGGTTTCAAGGGAGTGCTGTTTACCAAGCATCGGCTTGGTGCTGGTAGAACTTCTCATAGCACGTTCCTCAGAGGATTGAACTCGACCCAAACAGTTGGTGTTTCCTACCATAGCCTTAGCTCGTTTAGCTATGGCCTCAGGTGCTTGTTTCTTACCTAACTTTGCTAGGCGCATCTTTTGGCGTACTTCAGGAGATGGGCTGTTCATGCCGTCACCACCAGCAGTTAGGTTGTAACCAAACTGGGGCTCATTTGCACGATACTTAGATACAAACGCCTTTTCTTGGGCATTCAAATCATCAGAGGAGCTTGCCCAACCAGACACAAGATAGATTTCAAATGCTTCTCTACCGTACTTTCGTATAGCGTTAAACAAGTAGCTACATCCAGTTTTTCCATCTAACGCTGATTTGAAGTGTTCATTTTCGCGCACACCAAAGTTCCTAATACTCTTCCCGATGTATACCTTACCGTTGACCCGATTCAAAATACAATAGATGTGCATGGTGCCTCTACTACTGACTACGTAGTCTGATAATTTATAGTAACTCTGCCGGGAACAAAGTATTCTGTTGAAGACATTGTAATGTCGCTAGATGTTCCCTCGTTGAAGACTTGGTATGTGACGAAATATGAGCGGATGGCTGGGTTGGATGTATCAGCCGGGATGGTGATGATGACCTTCTGAGCATAGTTTGAACTCAGAAGATGAGTAGGAGCAATCTGGTCCCCAGACCCAATGATGTAGAAAGAGCCAGAGCCCGACGAAGTGGCGGGTGTGGCCGCATTGGACAGGAAGTTCTGAATTGAAGTCGTCCGGGTGTACGCTTGACCTTGATACAAAAGCCCCACAAACGCCTCGGGCTGTCCACCTGAAGGAATGGTGCTATCAGGAAGAACCGGGCTCTGCGTGATGAAGCTGTTGGCTGGAGTTGCGAGTCCAGCAAAGGCCGAGTCGGATGAGAGGGGAATCCACTTGGTTGATGTGGGGATGACCACACCAATATCGTATGAGCCGTCACTCTTGGCACACTTCACTAATGGGAGGTTAACGGATTGAACGCCAGTGACACCCTTGACTTGAGTGATGATATCAGACTGGTCGAGAATTCCAGTTGCATTGTCGAGCACACGGTCGATGGCGGTACGGATGAGTGGGTCAACCGTGTCCGCTGTCGCGTTGGATTGCAGCACCACAGTGATGGTAATGTCGATAGGGTTGGCAATCATAGCCTTCACCAGCACATCAGCCGCCGCGTGCTTCGTAGAGGCCAGTTGATTTGCGAGAATTTCAACGAACGCCGGGTACTCCGTCGCAAATGTAAACGCCTCTGTAATGAAGTAGGAGACAACCACAGTTCCACCGTTGGGGATTCGAGTTGAGCCGATGTTTGCCGCCGAACGAGAAATCGCCGCCGTGCCTGAAACTGAGTCTACTGTGAGAGTAAAGTCCTCGCCTTCCTTCATCACAGTTCCGTTGTATGTGACCTTGATGTACCGGCTGTCATGAGGAACTAGAGCACCTACGAGACCTGTGGACGCCGACAAATTGACAGAACCATCCGAGTTAAAGGCGGCACCGTCAAGCGTTAGGGTGGTGTTTCCATAACTCTCAGGGAGCCACGTGTTGTACACGAAGCCTTGTTTGTTCAGAATCGAAGCCGAGGTTCCAGCCAACGTCTGATTCTCACCAGAGACATAGGTGAGATTTTCACTGACAACGAACTTGTTGTACGTCACCAAAACTTGCTGGTTGTTTTGAATACTGCTGCCGATAGCCACGCCCGTCATCGTAGTTAGAGGTAGGTTGCCTGTCGTAAACGTAGCTGTGAAATATGTAGCCTCATCACCACCGGAAACCGTAAGAGTCTGCCCGTTCAAAATCGGGGCAAAGACAGGGTTGGAAAGACCTGTAATTGTTACCGGGGCTCCGATTCCAAACTTGTTCACGGATGTGATAGTAACAACGTTGTTCTGAATCTCCACCGCCGTGATGGAGTAATTCACGGGCAACGGTTGGATGCCATAGGTACGATAGGTTCCGGTGGATGTGATTGTGTAATCAATCCCATAACCATAGAGCACTGACTGGTCGGATGAACGCACGGATACGACATTTCCCGGTGTTCCGTTTGTATTAACCGGAACGTCCATGGCCGAGTCAATCGTAACCGCTGTATTAAGAAGTGCAGTGATGTTCTTGGTAATGGGGGCGCTGATTGTGGTCGAGGCTGTCACCATGTCTCCAGCTTGATTGGAGCCGCCATTGAGTAGGAAGTCCGAGGTATGCACGAGGTCGATGAGAGACGAGGACACCGTGCCTGTTTGGCTTGGCTGACCGATGACAGAATTCACAGAAACAATCGGCTGGAGAGCCGGGGTATCCGATAATGGAGATTGGTACCGAACAAGCAACTGGTATGTGGTACTGGCTGACTGAGTAGATAAGCTGGCAATCGCGGCCTTGTTCGTTGCTGGAACCCCGTTCAGAATCAGAGGCACAGATACCTGTGAAAGTGTATCTCCAATAATCTGATAGGCAATGTCGTTGGGGTTCAGAATGACGTACCCATTGATGTTGTCAAACTGGGCACGGTTGAGTCCCAGATAGAAGCTTCCTGTAGAACGAGTCACAAGAAGTTGCACACCTTGATAGAAGGGGGAGGGTTGTGCGGTGAAGTTGGGAATCTGAGCACGTAGCGTGTTCTTATCGAACGCACCAAGAGAGATGTACGAGGTTGGAGTCCCGTAAACTCCCGAGTTCAAATACTGAAAAGCCACAACCTCATCCTGCTCTGAGAAACTGATTCCACGAGTGTAGATGTCCACACACCCGTATACGTGCTTCTGCCGGATGTTGTCCCAGTCACGGAGCATCTCTGTGTCACCCGCTGCTACGACCGTGGCTCCGATAATACCGGGAGTGGCGAGAGCGGTGGTGAGGTATCCATTGCGTGTTCCTGAGTCCACACCTGTGATGAGGCGATTCATGATACGCGCAGCGTACTTGGAGTTCAACTCATCGTCTTGACCAAAAGCGGCGGAGGATAAGTTGGTGCAATACCATCCAGAGGGTATAGCCGATGTCGGGGTTCGAACCGTACCTGCACCAACATTCGTAATGCTGCCTGTGCTCTGACAGGAGGCCGGGACAGTAATCGCCCACCATCCATTTATTGGGTCGTAGAACGTGTTGATAGAGGAGAGAGCGAGACTGGCGGAGCCGGTCGTAATGAAATTCAAAGCGGGAGTTTGTGAATCCTGTACGGTCGAAACAATCAACCCTTGAGAGAAAGTTGCTGTTGCGGTTGGCTGAACGTAGGTGTAGAACGTAATGGGCACTACAGAGCTTGTGGCTCCAATGCGAGAAATACCCGCACGTTCACCGAGAATATCGAACTGACTGTCGATGAAACTTTGAGTGTCGTTGGCGTTCGTACCATACGCACGCGAAAGTTGTTGCTTGATGGGCGACGAATTAAACGGGTCGCTGTACCCATCCCCATTCGCATCATCAATCTGAGAGATAGCAGAGATGGATTCACTGGCACGAGCAAACCACTCGCGGACGCTCATGTTAGAAAGCTCGACGGCCACCGGGTCAATCATGAGGTCGCGAAGTTCAGAACGTGGAGACAGGTCAAGGTTTGGGTAGTTCCGATTGACCTGCGAAATCATACGTCCCGCAATGTCCTCTTTACGTTGAAGGGCGAGAAAGTCTGTTGGAGATACGAGCTTGAGGTTAACGAACCCACAGGTAAGCGGACCACTCTGCTGTGATTCAAAGACTGCCTGTGTGGTGGGGTCTTGTACAACCGTTGATAGCATGGCGTAGAAAACAGCAGCCCCGCTGACATCAGACTGGGGGACATCAAGGTAGTTGTAGTTGTTCTGTTGAACTGTATCCACTGTCGTGGTGGTCTGTGTCCCTGCGGTGCCGTCGTAGGCGACCATGGATTCAGTTGCCAACACACTAACAGCAGAACGGCTCAATTGGGTCGGTGGAACAACATCTCCATACTGAATGAAGATTGGGTTGAGGCCGTCTGGGTCTGTGGACAACATGATACGAGTGCCAACCGTGCCGGGGTAGATGGGTTGAGCCCACTCAATGCGACACACCCCTTGGGCTTTGTAAGAACGGACGGCGGACGGAGGACCGATGAGGGTGCCGGAACCACTAACTACAGGGATGATTCCAAACTTCAACGTCGGTGTGATGGCGATGTAGCCGAGATTCTTCCACACCACCCCGTTATCTGTCGTGGACAACCCCACTGTTGAACTGAATGCGGGGATAGTTCCCCCTGAAGTTCCGGCTGTTGTGACAATCTGCACGTAACCATTGGGGTCAACCAAACGATACCCGAGAGCGTATGCCGTGCTGGTCGTCCACGCCGCAGCCAAGGGGTCATAGTTACGACCAATAATCTGAATGGTAAAGTCGCCTTGTGTGGGGTCAATATCAATGGAACCTGTAAACTGGTTCTGTCCACTTACCAATATTGGGGCTTTGTTGTAGATGGTCTGGTTGTAAGCCAAAACCTCTATCTGACTCGTATTGGAGTCTGCCAAGACAATATAAGCCAACACCGTTGTGTCGATAGACAAAGTAGTGGTTCCCTGCACAACCACAGGCAGTACCGGGGTCACTGTTACAAGCGTCGTTAATGTGGTATTCGGTGTTGGCATTAGTTACCTACTAGCTGTGATGACGTGGTTAGTGAGAAACTGACAGGAATCGCATTCGGGGTTCCATAAGAAGAGAGGTCAGCCGAAACTGCAACTGAGTTGGGGTCAATAACAACAGTTTGCAAATTGCTGATATCCTTCAACATTTCCTCCGGTGTCAGTGACTGCACTGTTCGTTGCGCCGACTGAATCTGCTTCAGACTTTGGAGAGCGTTCATCACTTGATTTGAAATATCCGCATCGGTGATAGTTATCCCAAATTTCTTGCCGATGTAGTCCTTAATCTTGCAGGTATACTGCGGGTAGAAGGGGCACCGTGAAGAGAGCACAATCTTCAATACTCTCTGAATCATCTTATCGGTGTTGACAACATGGATGACAGAGCCGTTGCTGGCCTTCTTGATGTCGTTAAGCTGCCCCGCCGTTCCACACTTCAGGCAAAAATTCTTGAAGGTGATGTAGGAAACTTCGATGAGCGGGGTGACAAAACGAACCGGCTTCTTAAAGACGATTTTGTAAAACTTGTCCGAGGTCTGAATGTAATTCAAGTCCGGAGATATGGTGTACCCGTACACTGCATGGTTAGGAGACACAAGTTTCCCCCCAATGAAAAGTTGAACTAGCGATTGACCGTTAATCGGAGCACGCATGTTGATGGACACGTTGCTGGCAATGTGCAAGGTCTTAAAGTCTTGCCAATCAATAACCATTCGCTCAAACGATTGTTGGTGGTCACAGGGGGCCAGTCGTATATTGAAGTCGTAAGAAATTTTAGTTCCCCCTCGCTAGATTGTTGTCTCTGATGAAAGCCCCGATTTTTACCCACTCATCATAGGTGAAGTGGTCTAGTTTCGCCTTATTACATCGTGTACAACAAACCACCACATTGTTAACTGTGTATCCTCGACTGCTATCTTTCCGGTCGAGATTAACGGCGCGTCCTTTACG